GGAGTAACCAGTGAGTAGATATTACGAAGAAGGTTACATTGATGCAAATTACTTTGATGAAGTAGTTGCAGACACTGGAACGTATTATGTTGACGGTTATCTTGAAGCTGGATACTTTGAAGGTGACGCAGTTGGCACAGTTCATGAAGCAACGGCTGCTCTTGTCGTATCAAGCACAGCGAATGCAAGCCCAGGCATTGTTAAGTCTAGTGGTGCAGATTTAAATGGCGTGTTTGCTCCAAACATTCTAGCAGTTGCAAGTCGCAATGGCTCAATTGACATGGCTCTACAAACAGCATTTGCAAGTGATTTTGAAAGAACAAGAACCACAGACGTTACTCTTGACAACATTGTTAATCTAAGTCTACAAAGCGCCAGGATTCGCGACACTCAAGTCTTTGAAATACCGCCTGTCTTTAATTTAATACCAATCGCTAGTAGAACAACAAACACAACAAGTTCACTAGCGATTTCTTTTGAGCAAACTGCAAACGCAACAAGAATAAAGCAATCTACTGCAACTCTAACAGGTGTGTTCTCTCCAAACATACAAGCAACAGCAAGTTTGAATGGCAGCATAGACTTACACGCAACTGCAACTGCTGACGCAAATGTAGGAACAATTAAACAACTAGACGCAACCCTAAGCACAGCGTTTAGTGTAATTGCAGAAGGTGGATACGATTACGAAACTAGTGCTGCTCTTAGTGTAAGTTCTGCACTTAGTGCAACTGCAATTCAATATGTTATAGGCGCAAGTGTTCCAGCATTCCGTCCATTAAATCTTGTAGATAATTCACTAACAACAAATCTTTGGAGTTTTGATAATAGTGTTTATAAAGGCGGCACTGGCTCGTTGTTTATAGACGGCACTGGCGCCAGCGGAACCATACAATTATATGCAAACAACACCAATGACAATAATACAAATCTAGACGTTGCTGAAAATCAAGACTTTGTATTTGAAACATGGATAAGATTTGACGGACCAACTAATGGTGTTGCCCAGTTTGATCAAGAAGTAATAGACATTAATTCTATGTTTAGGTTAAATCTCAGAGACAATACCAACAGATTAGATCTTTATTTAGGAAATGGATTTAATTCATCTACTGCCCTAGGCATAGTAGATGGCTTCTTCTATAGTGTTGACACCTGGTATCACGTTAGTTTAAGCAGAACAAACAATGTATTAACATATAAAATTAATGGATCTACTGAATATACCACTAGTGATTCAAAGGCTTACAATCGTACTTTTGGTGACGGGGACATGGAGCTGCGACTTAGTAGTCCACACAAGTTTATAGATGGTGTATACTTTGATAGTATGACATATAGAGTTGGCAACAGTGAAGTTTCAGGATTGTCATCGCCTTATATTCCATATAATCACGAAACTACTAAATTTTTATATACATTTGACACATCAAATAATTTATTAATTGACAATACTGAAGACTTTACATATGAAGCAGCAGCAACCTTAAGTGCAACCACAAGTGTAACTGCAAGTGCAGGCGGAACAAGTAGTGCTGAATCAGATTTAACCGCAACAGCAACAATTACAGCAGACGTTGATAAAGTAGTTAACACTAGTGCAACACTAGCAACGGCATTCGCTACAACAGCAACAGCAGACAAGATACTAACCTCAGACGCTAGTTTAAATTCCACGTTTGCACAAACCAGCACAGCAACTAGAATACAGCAAGGCGCAACCAGCCTAACCGGTGCATTTGCACAAACTACAACGGCAAATATTATTGCAGGTGCAGTGTTTAGTGACAGTGCAAGTTTTGAACTGAGTGAAACAACCACAAGAATCAAACAGATTGCAGCAAGTTTAAACGCATTTGTTTCAACACTTACAGCAGCAGGCAAGGTAGGCGACTTCTTTGTTGATATTGATTTAACAGCTACACTTGCGTCAACTGCAACATTCACTGCATCAACAAGTGCAAGCCTAGACACAACTGCAACAGCAAGTGCAAGCGGCGATAGAATACGCTTGGCTGCAAGTAATCTAACAGCATCTGCAACTATAACCAGTGATGGTGAATTAGTTGCAGGCACAATAGCAAACCTAGACACAACTGCCGCACTAGATAGTACTGCCGTTCGTGCAAAAGGATTAACTGCTGATTTTGCAAGTGAATTTGCAGCAACAGCAACTGGTGTTACTTTCTTAGGCTCAACTACATTTGAAGGTCAAGTAAATACCACACTTGCTGCAACACCTAAAATTACAAGAACCACAAGTGCTGCACTAGATGTAAGCACAACACAAACAGTTGCTGGTATCAAAGCAGTTGAAGCAAGTGCAACACTCACAGGTGCATTTGCTCCAAGCATCACAGCAGTTGCAAGTCGTGCAGGTGATATTGACTTAGCAGTTGACTCTACACAAACTGCAACAGCAACAAAAACAACAGAAACTAGCAGCACTGCAAGCGCACAAACAACACTAGCAGCAACTGGCACACTTACTAAGCAATTGAGTGCTTCGCCTGTGTGTGAAGCTAATATAGCGTCTACGGCAGGTGTATTAGTAAGTACCACTAGTAGCATCAGTGCAGCATTTACACAAACAGTGATTGGTACAATTATTGATACAACAAGATATGTGTATGTTGTACCAAGAGAGTCAAGAGTGTTCACAGTGGACAAAGAAACAAGAACACACACTATTCATAAAGAAACAAGAACATTCACACTAGGAGAATTATAATGAGCAACAATAGAACTGGTTTTTATCAAACCAATCAAGGATTAGAAATAGACAAAGATGTTGAAGCAGTGATGATCTACACCTTTGACTGGAGCACGTGGCTAGACACAGGAGACACTATTGCAACTGTTGATTACACAGTAGCAGCAAGAATAAATGATCCTGCTCCAATTGTTATAGTTGACAGTGGTATAACTGACTCAGACTCAGATACCTATGTACAACTCAGCAGCGGACAAGCCAACAAAACCTATGTGGTTACAGCAAAAGTAGTTACCGGCAATGGTGTTACAGACAGACGCAATTTTAGAGTAAAATGCGTCAACAGAAGCGCATAATGATTGCCAGTACTCCACTTGAGAAGGAAAACCTTGAAGCTCATGTGGACCTGTGTGCATTGAGGTATGGGCAGATGAATAAAAAGTTAGAAGAGATAGACGTGCAGTTTGAAAAAATAGACAAACGCTTTGATTCAATTGATAATAAAATTGAACGCATTGAATACGACATGAAAAAAGGCAATACTGCTATCCTAGTGGCACTTATTGGTGCAACTGCAACTATCATAGCCGCATTTGTAGGAGTACTTGTTTTAATGCTTTAAATAGTGTTATGAAACAAAGCGATTATCCACCGGAAATACTTGAACTACTAGAATTTGCTCGGCTGTATTCACCAGGACCAGTTGCGCCCACGGAGAACCACACAGTGCCTCTTGAATTAATAGCGGTGCGTCCTCTAAACTCCAGTTGCGAAGACTGTGACAGACAATTGGATCAACCCCGCAAGGTATACAGCAAACGTCTCGTCAAACCATATCCGCACTGGAGCAAACAGTGTCAAAGCTGCAAGTTTTATCAGTGCAACATCACTGGAGAATACAGTTTAACCAATGTTGAACTAAGACATCAACACCTATTGGCAGCAGGATTACAAATTCCTCAACCTAGAGTGCCTGGTGCTCGTGGACGTCCCCCAGGCGCCAAAAATCAAGTGAAAAACGCCCAAGAAGATAAATAATAGTGTAGCAACAGCGTAATGTTTGGGCTGTCAGCTTAACACAACATTTAAATTTCTAATGCCATTGAAATAACTCCGTTGATGCTGTTGCTACACTCCTACAATAAAAAAAGTTCTGACATTAACTTTTGCCTTAGATTACAGTGTAGTCTAAGGCTTTTTCTTGACAAACCGTTTTTATGGTGTTATTATACATATATGATAAATAACTGTATAACAAACAAAGGCACACAATGGCAAATATCAATTGGAACAGGCACGCTTACACCAGCAAATTAGAATCTGATTATTGGAACAACCCAAGCAAAGGTTTTGACAGCAAGTGGCACAAGGCAAACAAAATACAAAAAGAAGCTGCACAAGCTGCTAAACTACGTGAAGCAAGGCAAAAAATCAAGGCACTTAGAAATAACTGACACCCAAGGTTAGCGGGCCAGATATACAATTCCGCTGTGGAAAAAGCATCCGTAACAGGAGCACACGCAACAAGTTGATTGAAAACCCTAAGGTTGTAGATTGATTTAGTATGAATGTCAGCATACAAAAACACTAACACTACGCATAAACAGTCGTAATATAGCGGTAACGAATACGACAATGCAGAGATGTATACCCCAGTAGGTAAGGAATGAGTGGGAGGTCCTTTGCGTATAGTGTATAAACAAAACACCTACTTCCAATATGTCTTGGCTGTTACGATACTCTAACATCAAGAAGACGGAACCCTTAAAACAGGTTCCGTCTGACTGAAACAAAGTGACTCTACATCAAGTATCAATAATGATTGTCTATATATAATATCACTTTTAGTTTGAGCGATAGCGCATATGAGTTGCGTTTAGCAACGAATAAGACAAACTTGTTTGGCTTTGATGTATAAGAACATAAGTTTATGCCATTTTCACACTGATAATCTATAATTTGCATAAATAATTGTATGGAAAAGAATAAAACAGGACCAAAGCCCAAGCAACCCACAGAAGGTACTATAGTTGGATTGCCAGTTGGTAGAGACAACACAATTGTACCTCAGGATCAAGTAGAAGAACTTGCTAGTCTTGGATGCAACAACAAAGAGATTGCTAACTTCTTTGGAGTTAAAGAAGACGCTATTGCCAGGAATTTTGCGGCAGAACTTGTAAAAGGGCGGGAAGTAATGAAGATTAAACTTAGACGTGCAATGTTCAAGAATGCCTGTGGCAATATGAATGCGGCAGTGCAGATATTCCTAGCTAAGAATCTATTGGGCATGACCAGTGAACCTGCACAAGGAGAAGGCAGCGCCCCTCTACCATGGGTAGAATCAGACAACACAGTTGAAATTGGAGAACCACAAGATGAAGAGAATTGATAACACAGCAGTATGGACAGATGGTGCTGTCAAATATGTTAAAAATGCCCAAGGCGACTTTGAAATATATGTTGAACCAGAAGACGGTGAAGACAACTGGACATATTCCGAAGAGGACTTTGTAACCCTAGATGAACCAGTAGTGTTGAAGCCAACACAAGACTAAGATGTCTAATCGTGTTGAACTAAGTGTTGATATCATGTGTCACGTAGCAAAGACTCTTAATGAGATTGTAGAACGTGATGGCGATATCAACATCAACAACAAAACTATTTGGAACAGATACCTGCATCAAATGGACAATGTAGTGTGGAGAGGCGTACTTGAAACACTTGAACAACTATTCCAACAAGAGCCTCATATGTTTGAAATACATCAGACTGTGGCAGTTCGCAATGCTCTTGACACCCTTAATGAATACTATGACTATTATGACAATGTATTACATATCAATAAGCCAAAAATGAAACACAGAGGTATTGCCTGGAGGGCTCTAATGACAATACGTGAAGTAGTTAACAGGGCAAACAAATGACTTGGATGTACCAAGGCCAACCTTTTACAACAGCTCCTGAAGAATATCAGGGCTTTGTTTATTGCATTACTAACACTTCAACAGGAATGAAGTATATAGGTAAGAAGAACTTGTGGAGCATTCTCAAACGCAAGCCACTCAAAGGTAAGTCCAATCGTAGGCATAGCCGCGTTGAAACGGATTGGCAGGGGTATTACGGAAGCAGCAAGACACTCAGTGCAGACATTGAGAAACTTGAACCACATACAATAACAAGAGAGATCTTACATCTTTGCGCAAACAAGAACCAAATGACCTACTGGGAAATGAAACTACAGTTTGATCACAATGTTCTACTTGATGACACATACTACAATGGCTACATTGGTGGCAGGCTAACAGCCAAAGGTTTATAGATAAGGAAATAAAATGCACAACAAATACGAAATAATATATGCAGATCCACCCTGGCACTACGCCAAAAGAAATACTGGCACAGCATTTGGAGGTGGTGTTACTGACAAGTATCCAACAATGACACTAAAAGAAATATGCGACATACCAGTTAAGGACTGGGCAGCAGATGACTCAATGCTGTTTATGTGGACCACAATGCCCTACTTAGAAAGAAGTTTTCAA